TAGAGGACGCTGTACAGCAACCTGGTCAATAGGTTTATTCTTCAAGTAATTCTGAAGAGCTACAAATCCCAATTGGGTAACACTTTCGGCTGTTAAAGCTGTTTGAGTAGCCATTTGTTTACCTCCTAGTTATTTGTATAGTTAATGGAACAGGTTTGGCCACACGAAAGCCTATACGTGCTACTGGTGATGAATCCAGATCACATCAAATCCTGTCAGCTTTGCATTGAATCTAAGTGAGCTTGAAGAAACTCCGGTGTAACTTCAGCTGAACCTAAGTCCAATGGGCTGCTTGCTCCGCCGCCTGATCTGTTAGGTGCTAGGGGCCTAACATTTTTACTAGCCTTACCATTCGCCGTGGCCGCGACGGACATTCCACGTGAAAGAACATTATACTGGCTTTGGAGCATTGTCAACCAATTTTCCGGTGGGAAGTTTGACTGTACAATATCCTTACCTATATCAACCATCAAATCTTTCTTCATCCCATAGTCTGGGTCTGACTTCTCTAACTCTTGCTCCCAACTAGTAATACTGGATAGAGCCTTTTCTTGATTATCTATATAAGTGTTTTGTTGATTAAGTCTTGATGTTTGCATCTGATTGAAGTCCGATTCTGCCTGGTGTCGTGAACTCTGCCCAATGCGTTCTCGAGCTAGTTTAGTTGCCCAATCTTCACTGATTTCCATATTCTCAACGGCACCGCTTAAATCTTCAAAATCACTATAAGATGCTTTATCGTTGTCCCTCTTGTTAACGCCTAAGGTCTCTCCAACTTTATCGGCAAACTTATCTATAGCCTTTAAAGCCTTGACTGCCTCGTCATAGTTGCCAGAATTTAAACTCTTAAAAACATTAAGAGACCAATCTAACTGATCGGCGTTCGTATTGGAACCGACTATATAATCCTGTAAGGCGCCAGCATCTTTAAGCGTTGTGTTCTCTGTTTCTAGTTCTTTGGATCTATTAATCCAATGCTCAAATCTTTCTTGAGCTTTTGGTTTTAGATTGCCATATACCTCTGAATCTTCTTCACTTAGATCGAGTTTCTCTTTATCTCCCTCGCTTGCTGAAACTGTTTCTGCTGGTTCTTCTGGCTCAGCAATGCTACTCCCCGTGTCTTCTTGTGCTGCCTCAGCTTCTTGGTAGGTGGGAGTGTCAGTGTCGGCCTTTTGTTCTTCAACTGGTTCGGGCTCGGGTTCTGATTCTGCTTTGACATCTAATGCCTCCTCTGCTTCTGTAGATTCGTCCATAGATTCAAGTTCTTTTTCAAGAATATTTAGCGTGTCACGATACATATCAGTATTTGACATTTCCGCCGTTGGTTCAGCCATTTTAGTTCTCCCTATCTATACTCATTACGCGTTCGTTGATTAACTCTATTTTGCGGCGCGTTCGTGGCCTCATTCATTCCTTGAGGTGGTGGTACTGCGTTAGTTGGTGGTGATTTTCCTGCACCCATCATCTGTTGCATCATCATCTGATCATTAACGGCTTTCTGCATTTCTTCTGGTAATGGTGGCAAGAATCTACTTAAGTCGATACGCTCATCGAAACGTTTAAAAGTTTCTTCTAACAATTGAACGTATGGATTGAATTGATCAGGAATACCTGCGGTTCTAAGATTCTGTATCATTTCAATATTCTGCATAATGATAGGCATTAGCTCTATCCACCGCATCCTCTCTTCATTAGTATCTGGTAGACCTGTACTTCCAGCAGCTATATCCACATACACAGCATCATATAATTGTTGCTTATTAAGTATTGGCCAAAATGCATTAGGACCAGCGATAGCTATAGCCCTGGGAGGAGAAATCTCTTGCAGTAAAACCTCTGCAGAAAACCAAGCAAGTTCTTTTAACCAATCTTCAGTTGCGTCGATCTTCTCTTGTATTCTTGTTGCTAAACCTTCTTGTTGGATGTTAGCCTCTGTTGCAGTCTTAGCTCTCATCACCCCGCCACGCTGAGCATCGCCCAGCCCACTTATCCACTCCATATCTGTTCTCAATGGAGAAGTATCGTACATTATTGGATTCATTGGTGGCGCTGTAGCGGGTTGGAATACCGATTTCACATCCTGTCCAGAAGCGTTTATCAAAGCAATTTCACCAATAGCCGCGTTACTAAAAACCTCTATATCCTCGTAGTTCACACGAGAGGCGTCAGCAACAAAGAATGGTGCAGATAACTCTCTGTGCTTAGACATCTGAGTGCGAATTGTGTTATACTCGTCCTGCAGATTCATAAGAAGCTCTGTCTCAGATACAGGCCATTCTTGACCATCGATCCAATTTAAACCAAGCAAGAAATATGGAAAGAATTTATCCCCCATCCTGGTCGGATGGTATGGTTCTCTTAACCATTTCTTACCACCGTCTGCCCAAGTGTAAACGCTCTGTGTTACCCTGTCCCAATACTCCCAAACACCAACGGCTAGGTTAACATCTTCCGTGCTTTGCAGCTGCGTACCCTCATCGCGAGTTAAACGATTGAGAATGCCAGCATCAGTTCGCTTGTAGATTGTAAACTCTTTTACTTTCTCTTTTGAGATTTGAAACCTATCACATACATCTTCTGGCGTCATCCAGGTTACATTAGCGATCCACTTAGCTGAGTGATACTCCTGCAAGGTATCCAATGAAGTATCCATTCTAAAGTCTTCAGGCCGAACAAAACCAAGGTTCAACCCTTCCCGCTGCATGACTTCTACCTGCGCCTCAAGGCCAGCCATGGTATCTTTTACTTCTTCTATTAACTCGTCCCTATCTCCAGAGTAAGTTCCACCCTCCATCAAAGCTTTAACGTCTGATTGAATTCTAGCTAAACTATCTTGTGCATCGTTGAATTCTCTACTCACTAGAGGATCTGTGTAGTAGTCTCTTTGATAAGTTACTTTCACAATACCGATCTTACTTGTCATGCAAGATCGTAGAACCTGTTTAGCAACTTTCTTGAGATCTGCTCTTTCTAACTCCTCATTTAAAACGATCTGTAAAGTCTCTGCGAATGCATTAGAAACTCTATACTCAGAACTACCGGCGTCAACATACTTATTAGGTTTGATTTTAATCTCTGGATTCTTGGCGTAGATATATGGCAACAAACCCTGCAGCGTTGCATGGATGATATTACCCTTGATTGCTCTCCCACCTTCTAACGTAGCTTGAGTAACATCCATCAATTGAGATCTAGGGTTAAGCTTACCCAACGCATACACACGAGCGTGCTCTATGTCTTTATAATACTTCTTCCATTTCTTGTATGACAACTCTACGTTTTTCTGACAGCTTTTCAACATGCCATCAGAATCTGCAGTAACTTGTGACTGTAGACCCATATCGTCAACTAAAATATCTAAACTAGCCATGATTAATTCCTATTGTATAAAGTATCTAATTGGTCCATCCATTCTAAAGTAAATCTTTCAGGAACTTTCTTTTTAGGAGACGGCTTGGTAGTTCGCGCCCTCCGTAGCATCAAACCATATCTAGTAGCATCGAACAAATGATCCTCCGCGCTCGTATCAATATCCTCTACCCTCTTTGGGTCAGCAGGTAGTGAAGGCACTGTTCGTAACCAGTGCTTACACGTGTTAAAAACCTTTAGGTTCTCGTTAGCCAAACGATCAACAATCTCCTGTAAACCTTGGATCCTAGATCCCGGGCCTTTCGCGCTAGACTCCCAACTAACACCGTAATCAGCAAATACATCTGCAACACTTTTATGGCGACCGTCACGCATGAAGATCGCAGAATCTGCAACGTTGCTTTTGAACCTAATCTTAGATTCTCTCTCCTTTTTTTCTGCATCGAGTATATCCCTTGCTATTTCTTCTATTGGTGATTCACTACCTTTGTTTGGTTTAGAACTCCAATAGCGCTCTCTGTATATATAGATTATACCATCATAGTCCTGAGTGAACCAGACGCATCCAGCTGGGGACTTGTAACCATGATCGTAAGATTTCCATCGCTTCCACTCAAGAGGAATATCAAAAGGCTCCACAACATGTATCTTTGGGTCCCACACACCTTCGAAGAAAGCACCCGGCGCAATGTTCCAATCACCATCTAACCATGCCTTTACGAGCCATTCTGGTCCACTCTTTTTGATCCGGTCAACGTAACCCGGGTCGTTCTCCATCAGAGGAGTGTTATCTTGGATCTTCGACGGAATGAAAATTGATTCCCCGCCTTCGTTGTCAATGTACCGTTCCTTTACCCAGTTATGTCCTGGCCCGCCTGGGTTGGCAGAAGCCCTGAACAGAACCGGTACGCCGGCAGCAGAACGCATTGTCGCCCCAAGCATATCAATAGGTTCCGGCGATGGCCAGTTACCGAGTTCGTCAAAGCCTAGGAAAGTTACAGAAAAACCCTGCAGCTTCATAGCATCAGCGTCTTCATCAAGATGTTTAAGTTGTAACACAGCTCCGCTGGGAGAGACCCATTTTCGCTCCCCGACTTTCCATTCCCAACCTTCCTGCACAAAGACGTACTGGCCTAACTTTATGAGCTCGCCCGTTTCTGGAAACGATCTGCGGAACAGAAGGCCTTGCGCCTCCCTTCCGTATTTCTCTGCGTGCTTGCGAAATGCTAAAAGCATTCCAACACTTTTTGAACCTCCACGCGCTCCGCCAAACAGTATATGAGGATGCTCGCTATCAACAAACCTCTTTTGTGGACCTTCGAGTGCTGTCCAGCGTGTCTTCCGCGATTCCAGGCGTCGTTGCATTTCTGATAATAATAACGCACGGATTTCGTCTCTTGGTAACCCGTTTGCTAGAGCTATGGAAAGGCTCAATTTACACCCGGGGCAGTTTCGAAAAAAGTTACAACGTCTTCAGGGCAAGGTATCAAGTATGTATTATATGTTATTACTCTATCACCCGCACCATAACTCTGTGCGGTACCAAAGTCTTGTGTAGTTCTTGTCCAGACGTTAAAAACACCCTGCTCTTTGTTATACTCTATTTTAGTTGTTGCACCTAACAGAACCTCAACAAATACAGGCCCGACACCTACAACAGCCGTATGTGTTACTGCAGTACTACCCAATACACCTCTATCAGCTGTTGATGCCACAACAAACTCATCAAAACCACTAACACTGGTACTCATAGGATTAACACCAGTGTATTTAATAATCTCGTCGTCTACTCTTACATAGCCATTTAAAGGCCAAAAAGAAAGAGGAAACATGGAAGGTACGCCCAACACAGGTGTCGTTGCTGGTATCACTAAAGCAGTCGCGTTAATAGTTACCTGCAAGATAGCTTGAGTAATAACACCGTTACTACCAACATACGATCCAAAACTTCCTGGATGCTCTATCAAACCAACGTCAGCGCTGGTTGGTATCCAAGCCTGGGCGTTGATGTAATCAATAACATCTTTTGGGCCTTTATTGTAAGCAGGAACTACCAGCTTGCTTATGTTTCTGATTACCGCCATTTAGGCTGGGTACGTTCTTTTGCTTGGCCCAGTTGGTCTCGGTGTTGCTTTAGCGTGTTGCACAGTCTGCCCCGTTTTCGCTGCGTGTTGCTTAGCTTGTGTAGCGCCTTTCTTTGTATACGCGAAATGTTTGCTTCCTACTTTAGGCATTATGCTTTCCTCGCTTGTTTGATTCCAGGATACTCTCGCTTCACTGCAGACTTGACCCGCGCTTTCAGTGCAGGCGATCCATGTTGAGAAACTCTAGATAAAGCGTTTCTTGCATGGCTGGCATCGTTAATTGGATAACTACGATCTGGACCCGCGAAGTCTTTAGAAGGGATTGCTTTTCTTTTGGCTGTGGTTAATCTAGCCATTATATTATCTCAGACCATTTTCCAAAACCATACCTCCTCCAAGGATCATCAATGTATTCTTTACCATATGAATCTCTATAATAGTCGTCGGCGGATTCATATCCATCTAACTCATGTTTTGTTGGTGTGCTTCCTGCTAAAGACCTTCGTAATGACTTTCTATATCCTTCTGGAAGTTCAAGTCCTTTTGGTGGCGCCATACCCACAGATCTAGCATAATCTAAATCCTCTTCCGAGCTATAACCCATATACTTTGACTCAGCCTCTAGCTCCTCGCTTGTCTTTGGCGTAATAAGTTCACCAGTGGCACCGCTCCACATCCTACCGTCACCCTCTCTAATTCCTGGCATTTCCACCATTTCGCCTGTATATAAATCTGCACGTTTTTCTATTGATGGTTCTCTATATGCTGTCTCAAAGGCATCTGGTGCATATGCGTATGGATCTCCACTTGAGTCAGGTTCACCAGCTAGCATAGATTCCATATGCTTGATTCCGTAGTCTGGTTCTGAAGACATTTTGTAAGGATCCATACCACCAGGTCCTTCAGGACGACCAGAAGCCGTACTGAAATCTACTCCATGACCACTACCTGTTCTGAGCTCGCCAGTTAGAGGATCTGCGCGCCGTGAATGCGCTAAAATCCTTTCTTTCGCTGCTCGACCTTCGGTGCCCATGTAGTCGTCATATTCTCTAAACGGTGGGCTCGTGTCATAATACACAGGAGAGCCTGATTGTATGTTAGAGGCTTTTTGACTACCAGTATCCCAGCGTCTTATCGCCATACGAAAACCCTCATGTTAGTGCTATATAACAGTCGAGATCAAAAGGTAGTAATTGATTAAAACCTGTAATCTTTGTTAGATCCGCTAGCGCTGGTGAACCTACTACAGCTGATGCTACACCCTCTAAACCGCTTTGAGCTGACATCATGAGCGTTTGCATAGGGTTAATAGCAACCCAACAATTAGATGCGGCCGATGCTAGGTTAATACCAGCAACAGCATTGTCATCCTTGTTGGTAATTCTTATGTACTTAACGTTAGCTACGATAAACTTACCCGGTGCAATCACTGTACCAAATTCAAATAGTGTACGAAGAGCCCCAACATCTACTGTAACGATGCGTTGACTAATCTCATTAATCGATCCAATGGTTAGCGAATTAGTCGCGTCCATCGTAGAACCGTTAAGAGATATAGACTCTGATACGGTAACCGTTAACGTCCCAGCTGAAATAGTCGAGGTCATTATGCGTAGTCCGTTTTCAGTAAGTTAAAATAAACATACCCGCGTATACCTGATTGCGGTGTCACCACGATGTCTGCATTAGTAGCGTCTCCTGGTTGTACCGCCCAAGAGTTAGGTATTGGAATCGAAGAAGAACCCGTGCCATCAATGTTGGTAGCATCAGTTACCCCTGTCCCAGTAAATGCGATGTTCATAGCCGAGCTTACTGACCACTCCATATTAGAGATGGTAAACTTCTTGAACCCGTTAGTCCCGTTGTACATACCACGCAACGTACTAGCATCCACTTCCATAGCTGCTCCACCGTTGTCAAAGCTTACTAGAGCGTGCGTATAACCACTAATATCTGTTGGGGTTGACATGTTAGCGGTAGCAGCCGCAGCTGATCCCCCGCCACCAGAGATGGTGATGGTTGGTGCGGTAATATAACCGTGACCCGCGTTAGTTATGGTGATGGAATCAATCGGTGCCCCGCTTCCAGTATCGTAACCAAGTACTGCAGTACCAGTCGCTGTCGTTCCGCCTACTGGTGCCGTGAAAGCAACCGTAGGGGCTGACGTATAACCTGTCCCATAGTTAGAAAAAGATATAGATGCCACTCTTTGTCCACCATTAAAAATATCGTTTAAAATTTTTACATTAGCGCCCATTAGTTAACCTCCGTTCCGAGTTCAAATTCATTCATTAAGCCCAACAGCTCTTCATCAGAGATGCCACGCACAGAA